AAATATTACAATCAATAAGTCAAGTGTTGGATAAATTGTCGGACGATAATATTTAATAAATAAACATTATGAAATTCGGAGAACTTTTTTCATCAATAGAAGATCATCTAATCTCGTCATACCAAAATGGTATTTTCGAACAGGAGATTAAAAAATTCAAGAAATTGGTTCTTGAAAATAAAGATTTAACTTCTGTATTTTATCACTATCAATCATTAAAAAACACAAGGTCTTTAGATAAGGACACTGCTGAAATTTTTATTCAAGAATCTGTAAAACAGATTGAAGAAAATAAAAAATCGGTAAAGAAAAAATTGGCCGAATTTTGGGTTAAAGAAATCAAAACTGATAACATATACGAGGATATTGATAATTTAATTTACCCTGATTTTACAAATTTGGTGGAGTGTGCACACTCTAAAAAAAGGTTAATTAATCAACTTTCAGAAGATACAGAAAAGAAAGAAAATATCAACTTACCCATTAATTCTATTCTGAAGATCGCAAATAGTACCGCGTCTAATTATATTTCGAATTTAGATGAAAATACTCAAAAAGAGTTGATGAGTATTTTGACAGAGAGTGAAGAAACTCTTCAAAAAAAATATGACGAAGTCAAAACCAATACTATCAATAAATTACTAGACATCTCAAAAGAAAATACTGAAGACATTTCTTCAAAAATTCAAGAAACCATCAGTACCATTGAGAAAGAAACTTTTGATAGGATTAACTTTGTTAGGTTAAAAAACCTATACGAGAGTTTGTAAATTTACCCCTCAGAACTACGTTTTTTTTGTATAAACTGAGCTTTTAGAATTTCCTTTCTTCTTTTTTGAGATTTACTTTCATGAGATAATCTTGATAAAAGAATTTCATTCTGTTTGGTTCTGATTATTTTTCCTTTCAATAATTTGAGGCTTTTGTCGAGATTCGACGTACCATTAATTTTTATTATTATCATATCAACTAATTATATTAATAATGGAAAAAATTTGATTTATATCAATATTATAACTATTTTTTTGAAAAAAAATAAACCATTGTTATGAAGTTAATTAATGAAAAAAGGCAAAACGTGTAAATTAAATGGATTTACAAGATTAAAAAGTACGTACGGTACGGTGGATTCAAGAACATTTAAATCATTGTATTTGAATATCCAAAGTTGGGTAACACCCAAAAAAAATGTTGAAAATTGGTCGAGAGTCATAAACATATTAAATAGAGAAATCAAAGAAACCATAGGTGATTTTTTAGATCTTAATTTATTTCAATCTACATTCATTTGTGATTTAGATCTTAGAACTAGTGGTCTTGTTATGGGTAAAAAAAGTTTTATGAATTTAGAAATAACTTTTTTTGTAAATAAAAATGTTGAGTTCAAATCTCTGACCTTAAAAAAACATTTGCAAGATATAACTTCTTTCATAAATTCCCATAATTTTTCTCAAAATATTTATTTCGATTTTGAAAAAACAAAAAAAACAAAAACAATCGAAACTACCTAATATTTATTTATAAATTTTTTATGAAAATATTAGGACCAAACGAAGTGGGAAAAGGTATCTTGATTGAGATGGACGCAGGATTTGTGTCTGCCACAGATCACAGAAACATAAAAGTTTTGGAAGAACAAAAAACTCAATTAGATTATTCGAAACCTTTTGAATTTTATGCTGTATTACAAAAATATAATACACCAAATAGAAATGGTAGAATTTATCCAGAACAAATTCTTAAAAGAGAAGCTGAGAATTACAAAAAATTAATTAAGAAAGGAGTAGCATTATCTGAATTAAACCATCCAGAGTCTTCATTGATTGATTTAGACCGAGTGTCTCACATAATTAGTGACTTATGGTGGGAAGGTCAAATGTTACTTGGAAAACTAAAACTTTTAACGTCACCTGGATTTCATGAGAGGGGGATTGTATCAACCAAGGGAGATCAAGCCGCAAATTTACTAAGACAAGGAGTAACTTTAGGAATATCATCTAGGGGTGTTGGGTCTCTGAAAAAAGTTGGAGAGCAAAACGAAGTTCAAAAGGATTTTGAATTAATATGTTTTGACCTAGTTTCTTCACCTTCCACACCAGGAGCTTATTTGTTCTCAAACATTGACGATCGACATTCATTCGATGAAAATATTGAAGAAGAAAAAAAATTAAGGCAGATATCGTCAGAATCCACTGATAACACAAATCCTATGAATCGGTCTATTGACTTGATGAATAAATTGAATAACTTTTTAAGAAAATAATTTATGGAAGATTCTAAATATTTTGTATGTAAAGTACAATACGATCTACCTGATGAAAATTCAGGTAAGATCAAAAAAATCACTGAAATGAAATTGGTACGAGCAATTTCAGTTACTGATGTTGAGGCAAAAGTAACTGGAAAGTATCAAGGCTTTCAACATGATTGGCGAATAACGTCAGTGATTGAGAGTAAAATCGATGAAGTGATCGAGTAAAAATGAACCCCACCAAAGAGTGGGGTTTTTTTTTGTTTAATTTTTTTACAAATAAAATTTTAAAAATCAATATTTTTTGCGCTATGGATATATTTATATGGAAAAATTTAATATTTTATGGCAGACAAAAAGTCATTAGTAGAAGAAGCTCTTCTTCAGATGAAAAATCTAGAAGATGTTGTAACTGAAAACGCAAAAGGAATACTTGCTTCAACAATGAAGGAAGAAATCTCTGAGCTAGTAAAAGAGTCGTTAAAGACTAAAAATAAACTAAAAGAACAAGCTGAACCTGAAATAGATTCTGAAGATGAAATTGATATGGATTCTGAAGATGATATGGATATGGATTCTGAAGATGATATGGATATGGATTCTGAAGATGATATGGATATGGACTCTGAAGATGATATGGATATGGACTCTGAAGATGAAATGGATATGGACTCTGAAGATGAAATGGATATGGATTCCGACGAATTAGATATCGACATTGAAGATGAAGATGTTGTAGAAATCCCTGATGACGCATCGATGGAAGACGTATTAAGTGTTTTCAAAAAAATGGGTCCATCTGATAGAATTATCGTGAAAAAAGAAGGTGATAAAATTCACCTTGATGACGAAGAAGAAGATGTAGAATATATCATCTCAACAAACGAATCTATTACCGAAAAAATGTCCGATTCCCAAATGGACCAAATCATGAATGATATTTTCTCAGAAGAAATGGATGAGGAAATGGATGAAGAAATGGATGAAGAAATGGATGAGGTTGTGTATGAAATTTCTATGGATGAGGAAGACACAGATGACGAAATCGATGAAGAAGATATGGAGGAATCTATGCATGAATCAAAAAGTGGTATGAAACCAATAATGTTTTCAAATTGGAAAGCTGGTAAACCATTGGGTTCAAAAGCCGAAACCAAAGAATCTACAACTACAAAACCAAAAGAAAAAGAAAAAGTTGAAACTGGTAAAGATAAAAAACGCAGTCCTTTCCATAGACCAGGTGAAAAAACAGCCCCTAAAGCTAAAAAAACTGAAACAAAAGAGGGTATTGGAAAAATACAACCTACAGGAAAAGCTAAAGGTACTGGAATGAATCTTTCTCCCAAGAAATTTGAATATAAGGAAGGTAAGAAACATGACATTTCTGCTGTGGAAAACAGAATCGCCAGAGCTTTCTCAAAAGGTGAAACTAAAGAAGCGGCTAGAACACTAAGTAACGGAACTAGAAATTACGGACTGAGAAAAGGTTTACCAAAAGCTAAAGTAATCCCGAATTCGGCAGTGAGTGAAGAAGTTCAATCTCTAAGACAGAAGAATGTTGAGTATCAAAAAGCTTTAAATGTTTTCAGAGAAAAACTTAATGAAGTTGCTGTTTTCAATTCCAATTTGGCTTATGCAACTAGATTGTTCACAGAACATCCTACTTCAAAACAAGAAAAAATTAACATTCTTAGAAGGTTTGATGATGTTGAATCAATCAAAGAATCCAAAAATCTTTACAATTCAATTAAAAACGAATTAACAAATTCCTCGAAAAATGTTGTGACTGAATCTATGGAAAAAATCGAAAAAACACATAGTTCAGGTTCTTCACAAAATTTAATCGAATCAAAAACTTATGAAAATCCTCAGTTCTTGAGAATGAAGGATATCATGCAAAAAATAAACAAATAAACAAAACTAAATAAAAAAAAATGGGTGCATTATTAGAAAGCGGTCTTGTTGGTAACATTGGGTTAAAACACCTTAAAGTTATCAAAGAAGATACAATCAACAAGTGGGACAAACTTGGGTTCTTAGAAGGACTAAAAGGTCATATGAAAGAAAACGTTGCTCAGTTATATGAGAACCAAGCGTCATTCTTGATAAACGAAGCATCATCGACTTCTGACAGTGGTTCTTTTGAAACCGTTGTATTTCCTATCGTAAGAAGGGTTTTCTCAAAACTTTTGGCAAACGATATCGTATCGGTACAAGCAATGAACTTACCTATCGGTAAATTGTTCTACTTTGTTCCTAAAATTCAAGGTTATTCGGGTGGAACATCACCAAATGATTTGGGATGGTTAGGTCAAAGTGGTGACCACTATGCTCCAATTGGTTCACCTGGTAACTATCCAGGAAATCAAAATGCAGGTTATACTGCAGCGGACAGCACAGGTACTTATAACCCTTATTACCAAAAAGATCTTTACGATTTATTTTATGAAGGTGATGAGGCAACATTAAACCCTCCAGGTCTTTTTGACTACTCCAAAGGTAAATGGACAGCCACAACTGCTACAACAATGACAGTTGCTTGGGATGCTAGTGGATTTTTAGTCCCCTCAGCATACACATCATCTGATTATCGTAAAGTAATTTTAGCGATGAGTGGATTCTCAAACGCTGGTGCTGGTCAATTGATCGGACCAAATGGTAATACCATGGATACCGAAGAATTCCTTTCAGGTTTGAACATTTTCGGAGCTTATGGTAACGCAACAACTTCAAGTCGAGCTCCTGGTAATGGTAATCCTTACCTTTTCAGAGTGGTAACTCAAAAGTACGGTAAAGGTATCGTTCAATACGGTTCACAAACCAACACTACTTGGCCGATTGGTAACAATTCGGGCGGTGCATACAATAATGTTTGTGATGCGAATGGTATTATTTATTTGGAGGTTGATTTACAACAACCAGTATGTGTTTCTTGTGGACAAACAACACCTGATGGTTACACAGGATCAACATTTGCTTCAACAGCTACAACCAACAACGCCTTTATCGCGATTTACAGAGTTTATAAAGAACTTGAATTCGAAGATCAAATCGGTGAGGTTTCTTTCGATTTAGAATCCGTTACAGTATCTGTAACAGAACGTAAATTGAGAGCACAATGGTCTCCTGAACTTGCTCAAGACGTTTCAGCGTTCCACAACATTGATGCAGAAGCTGAGCTTACAGCTCTTCTTTCTGAACAAGTTGCCGCAGAAATCGACAGAGAGATTTTGAGAGATTTGAGAAAAGGTGCTGCTTGGAACTTGAGATGGGATTACAACGGTTGGAAGAGATTGGCTTCTACAGGAACTACTCCTTATACTCAGAAAGATTGGAACCAAACACTTATTACCGCTATCAACCAATTGTCGGCACAAATCCATAAGTCGACATTGAGAGGTGGTGCTAACTGGATCGTTTGTTCTTCTGAGATTTCAGCAATCTTTGATGATTTGGAATATTTCCACGTATCAAACGCTGCTCCTGAGCAAGATCAATACAACATGGGTATTGAGAGAATTGGTACACTATCCGGCAGATATCAGGTTTACAGAGATCCATATTTCCCACCAAACCAACTTATCATCGGTCACAAAGGTACTTCATTGTTAGACACAGGTTACATTTACGCTCCGTATGTACCTCTACAATTGACGCCTACTATGTACAATCCGTTCAACTTTACACCTATCAAAGGTATAATGACAAGATACGCTAAGAAAATGGTTAACAACCGTTTCTATGGTCGTGTGACTTGTGACGGTATCCGTACTTTCGATTTGAGAGAATTACGTTAATCTTCTCAATGGTAATTGAAAAGGGGACAAGAAATTGTCCCCTTTTTTTTTAGGTTTCAGATTTTGGA